AACTCGTCCGTTGTTTAGAACAGAGTCTGAGTTGTTGAAGCCGTTAGTTGCTCCAGCTTGGATGATACCTACCATGTCAGTGTTCTCTACTACAACGTACATATTACCGAAGTAACCTTCTGAGTAACCTGATAGTTGTGAAACGATGTTTGCAAAGATTGCATTTACGTTTGCTGCGGTAGCGAAGCCACCTGCTGGTGTGGTGTATACACCTGTACCAGTTTCTAGGAGGTTGTTGAGAACAAACTCGTCAATCTTCTTAGCTACGTTGAAAGCCATTTGTTCTGTCCGTGAAGCGTACAAATCGAAATTTGATAGCAATTCCTGGAAGTCCATGATGTGCTCTGAAACGATAAACTCGTCAGTCACGTCCAACGCTTCGTCAGTTGTAGTGAAGGCTGCTGGTGTGTATGTACCTGTGAGAGCTTGTACAACAACTGTTGGTGTTGAGCCGTAAGGTGATTGGATTCGCTTGTTGTTTGAACGGTCTACAACTGTAATCTTTTCAGATACCATTGCGCCTCGTAGGAGAGCGTCAATAGTAGTTGCCTTGTACTTGTCGCGGTAGACGCGGGATGCGATTGTGTTGCTCATGATTTTAGGATTAAGTTATTTTAATCCCACCAGTAGCTACCTATTCTTTATTCTTAGGATTGCAAGTCGTTCCAAGTCAGAGTCTTTCTCTGGCATGATATTCTTTCGGGCATCTGANAGNAGGCGTTCGTCTGAAACGGTTGAACTGCCTCGTCTAGTTGCTCCTGTGTTTACCGCTTGGGCTGAGTTACGTTCTTCGGCTTTCTGAGATAGGGTTGCTTTTAAGACGATAGAGTTCAGTGCTTCCTTTACGCTAATACCTTTGTACTTTGCGTAATCAAGTACTTCGTCTAAGTCTGAATCGTCAATTTGTGCGCGTGATAGAGCAAGAATGTCAGTCGTGGTCAAGGAAGTGCTGGACTCAGGTTTAATGGTCTTAGCTTTCTTCTCGGCTTTCTCGGCTCGGATACGTTGGTTCTCGGCTAGAGTCTTCTGCTTTGCAGCTTCGGCCTTCCAGTCGGTTGAGTCTTCCTCTGTCTCCTCTACTTCTTCTACCTCCTCCACTTCTTCGATGTCTAAGGTGTCATCATTTACCAGTTCTTCATTGTCCATAGAATGTTTGTTTAAGGTGTTTCAAGCTCACACCGTTGTATATATATTATAACACACTCGCTTGAGAGTATGCCTACTTACTACTGTCCTTTTTGATACGCTCCATTGTCTCCTCTAGGCTTTCCTTACTGTCACCAGCTAGTTTAGAAAGTACAATCAAACTGCCTTCGATGTGTTTAATCATCATCTGGCGAGCTTCGATAAGTACTAGCTTCATATCCATTGGTACGTTACTAAGGTCAAGCTCTGTCCACATATCCCGGCCTAGTCCAAGTGGATTAGATGGGGTTAGTTCGTAGAGAAATAACTTACGCAATACTTTGAGTCCGTCTTTGTTACCAGCGAAGGTAGCATTTAACCACGCCAATTCGCTATCATTGATTCGCTTGTCATCCATACTATTTAGTTTTAGTGATTCGCTTCTTGATAGCTTCTAGCTCCTCATCCTCAGCATCCTTTAGTTCTACTGGTTCTTCATTCACATCAAGACCGTAACGAGCGAATAGAGCAGCCTTCTTGGTTAGCCACTTAGTTGGGTTTTGCTTCTTGTATCGCATTAAAGACTCTAGTACTTCTACCTTACTCATTGGTTGTTCGCCTAGCTGTACCTCTTCTTGCGTAGGTACAAAACGCTTTGTGACTAGTTTAGCCATAATTGTTTTTATTAGTTTAATCATAATAGCTCCCACCGTTGTTGGTTAAGTCCCACCAACTGGTGTTTGGGTCGTAGGAGTTTGCGCTGTAGTAGATGGTAGTTGTGAGGGGTCTACCTGTGGCATTGAGGCTGGCATTGGTGTAGCAGATAGCTTAGTAAGTTCCATTGGTGAGAAGGTTCCTGTCTCTTCTAGTATCTTGGCTAGTACCATGCGAGCGTTCTCTGAGTCACCCATTCCAGCTAGTTGTACCAGTACAGTTGTGAGAGTAGTTAGGGTAGCAGCCTTGTCGTGCTGTTCGTTAGTTACCTCTACTTCTACGCCCCATTCAAAGTCTTTAAATACTTCTTTCCAAGTTTTAGCGTCTAAGTCATCAGGTTTAAGGAAGCGGACTTCACCAAATTGGTCAAGCTGGTCTTTAATGTCCTTCTCCATTGATGTCTGAGTGTCCTCTGGCATTGGTTCATCAGCTAGATAGGCTTCGATAGCCTTGTCTGCAATCCTACGAGTAGCCTCAGCCTTGATATAGATATTCTCTATCTGCTTTACTCCAGCATCAGCTAGGGAAGCGACAATCTCATCCTTGGTGTCCAGTTCCTTCTTAATGCTTGGGATAACGAACATTCTCCAGATTTCTTCTAGGGCTAGTCCCTTGTTTTCAGTCATCAATTCAAATAGTGAGTGGGCTTCTTGTTGCAGGGCTTCTACCTGTCTAGCGGCTGTAGCACTTGGCATAGTGGCTCCACGCATAGCATCAGGGGTACTAGTAGCTTCTGCACCCTGGTTCTGCCAGTTCTGTACGCTGTTGCGTAGTGAAGCAATATCGTTTGAGCTGTTCTCTAGCTTGGTCAGAGGCTGATTAGCTTCGTGGTACAAGAATGAGCCAGTATCAAGATTATGTGTGTTCTTGCCTTGATACGCTGGGTCTGAGGTTTGGAAGATAATCTTTGAAGCCAGGTCTAGTTGGTCTTTGATAGCCTTCTCGTTGTGGTTTACCATCCACTGGGCTTCAAACAAGTGCTCAACGGCACCAACACCCATTACTCGGCCATCCTCTTTGATTAGGTGACAGATGTGGTATGGATTCTTTTCTTGTCCTGAGTAGAGGGTGTAGTCGATGTACTCTGACTTGCCGTCTTTCTCTTCGGTAGTAAAGGAAAGGATGTGGACTTGTTGGGTGTAGGTCTTTTCATCACTCTTTTTGCCTGTGATAAAAGACTTAGGGAACTCACCGTGTAGCTCATACACTTCTAGGTATTCAGCCTTGTTGTCTTTGTTGGTCTTGTCTAAGCTCTTCCGGGCTGTTAGTGAGTGTTCAATCAAAGACTCTACTTCGTCAATATCAAATAGTGCGTTCTTGCGGAGCTGGGCTGGTGTGTAGTAGTGCTTCTCGATAACTGGATTACCATAGAAGTCTATTGAATCTACAATCAGTCTGTTCCAGGGTACTACTGTAGCTACAAGCTTACCGTCTTGCTCTACGAACTTAGATACAGCCGAGCCGTAGCGTGCTAGTACCCGTCCCCAGTCATTTAGCCAGATACCAATACTAGCCTTACGCATCCACTCCTTGCTCTTTACGTCTCCTAGTAGGGCTGTAGTGTGGTGTGCGCTCTTTGTAGCTCTGATACGGATGTTGGCGCGGTCAATGTCTGTAGCTCTATACCAGATGTTAGAGGCTGCGGTAACTATGTTAAAGAATGGCTTGTCTCGGCCTAGTGAGTCCTTATCGCCTGAGATGTGCTTGCTAAACAGATACGCTTCGATGCGGTCAATGTTATCTTTAACAGAGAATTTAACATGCTCACTGATGTCAGTGTCGCCAGAGATGTAGTCTTGTTCTTGTTCTCGTACAATGTCGTGGGGTGTGTGCATGTGTTAAAAATTGTCCACCAATTTTTGTAATAAGTTATTGTGTTTATTATACCACGTCTACCATATGTTGTATGGTCAAACGATGCCAGTTACCCATTGTCTTGTAGTCCTCAGTTAACTCCTCACCTTTCTTAATNGCTACTAAGGTAGTGATGCCGTCAGTGTTTGGAGTCTCGCTATGATTCATGTACGAACGGTAGTTGGTAGCGCAGTTAGGNTTTAAAAACTCTATTGGTTCGTCTTTAACAAAGATGGTGCGGTGTAGTATCTCCTCTTGTACCTCTGTTGGTAGTAGTTCAAACTCTAGCATAGTCAATGATTCAGTCTCTAGCGTGTCATACTCCCAAATTACTTTAGTGCCTGGAGGAATGTCACGAATAGCGAAGACCCCAATGCCTTCTATGGCTGAGGGTTTAAGAGTGAGCCAGACGGTTTCTTGTAGCATTACTTGTTTGAGTTAAACTCCTGCATACTTTCGCCCTGCATGAATTGATTAGCTACTATCCTACTTCGCTCTACCTGATTCTCAGTGTTGGTTGGTGACAGTCTCTCGGTAATGACAAAGTACATACGCATTAGCCATGTGTCACTATCGTCTGGACTTCTACCGATACTAAGCTTGATGTCTTCCTTAGGCGTGGCGAAGCGTTTACCGTCACCTGTGGAAGCGTCTTGATAGCAAGATAGTTCTTCTAGTATTCTGTCCTTGCCTATACCTTCTACCATTGAAGCTATCTTGTGGTTATTCACTAAGTCAGCCAGGGTAAAGACGCACTGTGAGCGTAGGTTTCTGTAGTCTGTAGTGAGCTTAGGACTGGCTATGTAATGCACGTTAGGCAGTCGCACAATGTCAGTGTCGGTCTTAATTGCTGAGAAGGATGACTTGTAGCCTATGATGCCGTCTAGTAACGGGTCATGTGGCAAGTGTTCTCCTACTCCAACAGCGTCAACTAAGATATGGGAGAAGGGTATACGTTCCTCTTTGGCTTTGTCTCGTATCTCTAGCTTTACTGATGATGAGTTCAGTCTGTCGTACCGTGTGCGCTTGTATTCAAGTAGTCCCTTCCAGTAAGAAAAAATGATAGCGTCAGAGCCATCCCCTGCTACGTCTACAATCAGATACTTGTCAGTGGATTCATCTACCGTGTTAGTAAACACATCCACTAAGGCTGAGTAGTTAAAGAGTGCGCCACTGTCGTCTATATGCTCCGCTAGTACCTCTTGCCTGTATGACTCTCTATTG